AGCTGCGGCCACGGGGTCGATGCGCTCAGTATCGTCCTTGTGGCGCTTGCTGAGCTTGATGTCCCCGTAGTTATTCTGGATCTCGACGGCGTTCCCTAGGCACCAGAGGGCCAGGGGATTCTCCTCGATTACCACCTTCCCCTGGAGCAACAGCTCCCGGAAGGTCTTTACCGCCAGGTTCTGGCCTGCACAGGTCTGGGCCACCTCCACGCACCAGTCCTCCCGGTTCCGGTCTTCGTTCATGCGGATGGCCAGGTCGGTGGCGTTGTGGCCGTCATAGTCCACCTCTTCCACCTCCCAGCCGTGTTCCCGCTCGCCGGCGCAGATCCAGTTATACACGTAGCTGTTGTCGGTGACGTCGCCCGGGGTGAGCGTACAGCAGCCGCCCTCCGCCCATGCCTTATAAGGCACCCGGTCGGTCTTTTCGTGGCGGTCTGCCCCGTTCTCCGGCATAAAGCCGTGCATTTTTACCGCGATCCGGCCGTCCGGCAGATCGAACACTGCGGCCACGCCGGACAGGTCGATACGCTTGCCCAGGTCGAAGCCGCAGTTGCAGGCCAGACCGTCGGTCAGCTCCGCGAAGGCCGCCGGCGGCACCATGGCCTTCCGGGCCAGTACCATGCACCGCTCGTCCAGGTAGCGGTTGACGCTGCCTGTCTGCCAGACGCACATACGCCGGGTCAGGAACTTGCGGATCTTGTCCGGGTCGTTGGAGGTGTAGGCGGCGTTGTACTCGTCCCGGATCTGC